ATTGGTCGGAGTGCAATATGGACGGCTGGAAGACGAAAGCCGTCTATACGCAGAAAGGGCAGGGCGACTGCGGCTTGCTCTTCTACTACGACTACAAGGGAATGATACGATGCCGCTTGCTTTCCTTTAACGACGGCTACGTTATCATATCGCACAACGATGACAACGGCGACAGGCTGCTTGAGTGCATCTATTATGCGGACGAGAACGGAACGGAGTACATCGACTGTTACGATGACACCTACAAATATACCCTCCACTCCGCATCGAAAGGGGAAGTGGCAAGCGAAGACGGCTGGGTGCGAGAGACACCAGTAGCTCACGGTTTCAGCGAGATACCACTCGCCACGAAAAGGGGCGACGTGGCTTGGAACACAGCGCAGTCGCTCATTGACATCTACGAGATTATATACAACATCTTCTTCGTCATTCAGAAGCGCAACGGCTGGGGTATCATCTTCATCAAGGGGCAGGTAAGCGACCAAGTGAAGAAGCTGGCCGGCAACGTCCTTTTGCAGGACACTTCCATTGACGGCAATGGCGACGTTAAGACGGTCGCTCCGCCAAGTCCGCAGGGTATGCTTGACAGTCTGCAAGACCTCTTCGAGAAGATACAGATAAACTCATCCTGTACGTTCCTGCTGCCAAAGGACGTGAAGTCGAGCGGCGACATTTCGGCGTTGGCTATCACGCTCACGCGAGACCTCGACTTGAAGAACGCACAGCAAGGGGTGATTGAATGGCAGAACTTCGCTGACAAGATGATGCGCCTGTTCAAGGAGGGATTGGCGAAATACCTCGTAAAGACGGGTGAGAACCCTACGGCGATAACCGACTTCGCAAGGTTAAAGATTTCTGCGAAGTTCAAGATATGGCAACCGTTCAGCAAGACGGAGTACAACAATATGCTTATTTCGATGAAACAGGCTGGTATCTTGTCAACAAAGACGGCTGTGGAGAAGAACACCGAAGCCGAGGCTGACGAGATACAGCGGCTCTCCGTAGAGGAGGAGGCGAGCTTGAAGAAAGCCGAGGAGGAGGCGAAGAAAACGCAACAGACCACGACAGAAACGACCACGAACAATGCAATAAACACGAGCAAATAAAAATATATGCAAAGTGAACTGAACATACTGAAAAGAAAGGCGATAGAGCTTGGGCTGTGCAGTCAATACATAGAAAAATGGAACGGCGCAACGGACAAGAAAGCTCTCGCCGACATAGGGCTGGATGCGAAAGGAGCGGATTTCCTGTGTGATAGTTGTTCAAACGGATGGGGTTTGTCAGTTGAATACTTGCGCAGGATGTTCGGCGATTATATCAACGGCAAGTACCAAAGGAATAAAGGAGGATATACATCCGAACTATATGTTGGTTACACAGGCAGGATTGAGCAGCGAAGCACGATGACCTTGCTGATTGGATGCGCCTGCACCATACATATCCCAAAGAACAGCTTGTGCGAGGTCTATTTGAGCGGGGCGAGTCATGTTGACATAATCAACGAAGGACAATGCACCGTACTCGTGTACGGCAAGGAATGTAGTTATAACAATAGCGGGAACGCTGTTCACAGGAAATACATAGACAATGCAGAGCCACACATCAACCATTAGGGATTGGACTGCCAACAGCCGCAGCACATACGCCACTTTGGGGGCGAGCAACCACTCTTCATACGAAAGAGAGGGCAGAGATTTCTATGCCACTCACCCCGACACGACAAGAAAGTTTTTGGAGAAAGAACGCTTTTCTGAAAACGTGTGGGAGTGCGCCTGTGGGCGGCTTGATATGAGCCATGTGCTTGAAGAATACGGCTACAACGTGCGAAGCTCCGACATTGAGGACAGGGTAGGTAACGAGGTCTTGGACTTCCTCTCCTGCAAAGAGCCATGGCAGGGCGACATCGTTACCAATCCTCCGTATAAATACGCACAAGAATTTGTTGAAAAGGCGTTGGGCTTGCTGCAATGCGGACATAAGTGCGCCTTTCTTTTGCGTATTCAGTTCTTGGAGGGGATAAAGCGCAGAAAACTCTTTGATATTGCCCCCCCGAAAAAGTTTATGTGTTCAGCAAAAGGGCATTTTGCGCACGGAATGGCGAATTTGGAAAGTTCGACCATTCATCAGCTATATTGTTTGCTTGGTTCGTTTGGGAGAAAGGCTACAAGGGCGACACGGTGGTAAAATGGATTTAAGGCATGGAGAAACAGAGCTTATACATAAAGAGGATTGACGACGAGGGGAACGAGGTCTTGTTTCCTAACGCCAAAGAGCCAGCAAGAATTGGCACGTTCACCTACAACGCACAGCGCATGGGTGGTGCGCCCACTATCACGGCTACCCTAATGTACAAGCGTTGCCTCGATGATGACTGGACGCACAAGGAATACGTGGAGTTCCGTGGCGAGAAATACTACGTCACCCAAGTGCCGACATCCTCAAAATCCAACGAGGACTTGTTCTACAAGCACGAGCTGACTTTCCAAAGTGAGCGTGCCGTGCTTGACAACACGTATTTCTTCGATGTGGTAACGGACAACACCGAAACCCAATATGCTGACAGATACCGCAGCAACAACTCCAGCGTAACGTTCTACGGCGACATCAATGAGTTCGCTGCTCGCCTTACCGACAGCATGATTTACAGCGGTCTCTGCAAGGTGAACGATGACGGCACTTATGACGGCTATCACGTTGTCGTTGATGAGGAGATTACGAGCGACACACTGCAAGCGTCCTTTGAGGACAAGTACCTGTCCGAGGCATTGCAGGAGATTTACAACACTTTCGGGCTTACGTATTACTTCGTGGGCAAGGTGTGCCACGTGGGATATACGGAGAACGCCATCACCACGCCCTTTGAGTACGGCATCAGAAAAGGTCTGCTTTCCATTACCAAGACCAACTCCAACTACAAGCTGATTGACCGCATCACAGGGCAGGGCAGCTCCGACAACATACCTTATTATTACCCCAACGACAACGCCGAGGGTAAGACTTTGTTCACGACAGAGAACGTTGACGAAAGCAACGTGAACATTGACACAAAAACGATATTAGGCTACAATTCAAGCGGACTGTATCAAGACACTTTCGTCTTTTGCGCCGACACGAACACGCCGACAAAAGACGTAATAGGCGTTCTGCCATTTTATGAAAATGGTACAACATTAAACTCTGAACGGTGTTTTAAAACAGACGAGATAGGACTGAATGGATATTTTGGTAACAGCACAAACCGAACTTACACACGCTCTAAATCACAATCAATGATTGTATGTTTGAAAGTGCGAGGTGAGAAATTATCCAAGTTAATGTGGTCTGATGATTTAGGATTTAATGTAGAAGTCGTAGATACAAGAAGCAGTAAATCAGGCTCTACTGCCACCTTCACATGGACTTTTAATGAATTTCGTTTGGGAATAAAAGAATGGAGCGATGCGGATTTGTCCAAGTCATACGTATTTGGATTTGCGGGCGAAAAAGGAAGTGAATATGCGTCAAACGGAGACAAGATAGATTTAGAGACAAATACATATTATCAATTCTTAAAGACAGCCGATTATTGCCTCGTTCTGTGCGTTAGAGGAAAGGTAAACTCTTCCAATACAGATGACAAAAACAACGAAGAGGTTTATTGTAAGCTCAAATGTAGTTTAAAGGGTTCGCTTAATTACGAACTGACGCACGACAGCCAATTCTTCGCATACGGGGACGGCAAAAGCGTGAGCTATGAGAACAGCGGCATAACTTTCACCAACATTACCACAGTGCCAAGCGCGGACTGCTCCTATGAGTTCAAGACGGACAGGTGGGTAAGGACGCTTGACACGAGCGAAACGTCATATACCGATGCGGCGAAGATAAAAGTTATTGGCATTAAGAAGATTGCGCCACAGTCCTGCCTTATGCCGTCCATTTACCGTGAGAGCGGGGGAGCGGAGCGTTTCTACAACGCCACGAATGGCACGTACAGCAGCGAGACGTACCTGCCAGCGACAAACGGCGACCTCACTTTTAACAACCCATACGTCAAGGGCAACCAACACGAGGGCATACAGGACTTCGATGAGATAAAGCCCACGATAGAGGGCAGAACCAACGCAAACGAGCAGCTGATAGGTGTCATTGAGGATGTCGCATACGATGAGAACGACAGTGACATATTGGGCAGTGGAGAGGCGAACAAGGTGTTCAATGGCACGGACGAGTATGTTCATTCCTACTTCTACATAAAGCTGCGCATCTTCAATGGTGATTACGGCTTCAACCTTTTCGATTACGCTCTTGCTGACGAGGAGGCGTACATCGAAATGACGAGCGGAAACTGCGCCGCCTGCAAGTTCCAGATAGGCGTTATCTACAATGCGGACAATACCGTGGCATATAACCCTGTACTCGTAAATTCTGACGGAAGCATCGTGAGTGGTGATTTCGAGCAAAAGGTAACGTCACAAATAGCGAGCTGCCAAAGCCAGCAGCAAAGCACACTGACAAATTCCATTTGGATTGCCGTAAAGAAAGAAAACAGCACTTTCGGCGTGGTGATGCCCAACTGCACCAACAACTACAAGCCGCAAAAGAACGACACGTTTGTCATCACAGGCATATCTATGCCGAAGTCCTACTATCTCGCCGCAGAGAAACGCCTTGACGCTGCGCTCATAAAGTATATGAAAGAGAACAACGACGAGAAGTTCACTTTCTCCGCAAACTTCTCACGCATATACTTACACGACAACGAAGATGTGGCAAACCTGCTTAACGAGAACGCAAGGCTCATCGTCAAGTACAACGACAAGGATTATGTGTTGTACGTGTCGGACTACACCGTAAAGGCTGATGACAGCATACTATACGAGGTGCAGCTCGAACTTACTGACACATTAACCATAGGGCAGAGCAGCGTCAAGCAGCAGATAAGCGCGGCGAAGTCAGAAATACTCTCATCCATAAACAACGGCAACTCGCAGGACATTCTTGCGAAAGGGCTGAAATATTTTATCAGGAAGGACACAGACGACAGCGCGGCGGGGACGCTGACGCTGCTGAAACACCTTATAAGCAAGGGCAGGAGCGTGTTCTACGACGGTGCGCAGTTCGGCTCTTCCTACGCGGGCGGCATGGCGGGCTTCGGCGGGCTGATAG